GTCTAGAACGTGGGGTCCATGTTAGTTCTAGGGAACGGGTAAAGTGAATTGGTCATAGGATATGCATAATATCCGGTATAACCTAACGCTCTACTCATTGGATCTGGATCTATATTAAGAGTATCCATGATCATTATAATTTCTGCTGTTGTAAGGGGTCTTTCTCCGGGTAATTTCACTATTCTACCGTAACCCATGTTCCAAGCAGTAGCCATATTAGCTCTTGCTTGTGCAGATACAGGGTCATCTAAACCGAATTGTTCGAATGTGAATTTACCTACTTGGTACAAAGGAATGGTACCTGTTTCTCCACCGCCTGGGGGATCAGTATTGACTGGCACTTCGACATCTATAACTCGCCTTCTTTTGAGAGCCCCTAGGACGGGCGGCAATCAAATAAGAGCCATAGCAGCTCTTCCTAAAGTGGGTAACACTCCTGTGTCCCACAGTGAATGGACTATACTTCCTATAGCAGTGGAAGGAGTAGATGAAGCCATATCTCTGACAGTATCTACAACTTTGCTGATCCAACCACCGTTGGGTTCAGCTGATGCTACAGCGAAGTTCTTTCTTTTAGAAGCTAAGATACTCATAGCCGAGACAGCTCTGCTATCAACGGCTGCTCTTCCTATCTCAGCCATTTCAAATCCTAACTCTGGGACATATTCTACTATGATACACATTTCATATTCTAACTGAACTGGTCTGTCTGTAAGAGCATTGACAACTCCATAACCGGCAGCTGTCAAGATACATTCTGATAAATCTTGAGCATCATCAAATTCAGCTTTAGTTCTGAAACATATATCATTGGGATCTCTTGGGTAGTAAATAATCTCTGGTTTCTCATAGGGTTCGAATCTTTCGGTTAAACCTATACTTCTCATGTTGTTTTCTGTGAAAGCTTGTGAATCGGAAGGGGTCAATACTGGCATGTTTGAACATACCATATAGCCTTGAGTGGATCCTGAAGGTCCGTTTGATTTAACTCTGAGACACGCTCCGACTAATACAGCATGACTCCAGAATTCTCTCTTAAATTTACTAGTTATCTGTGCTTCTGCGGGGGAAGTGGCTGGCTGGTCTTGGGTCATTGTTCCTGGAACTAAACTATCATCATTGAAAATTTTCAATCCACCTACCAAATCCCATGGCCTCCAAGTAACTGCAAAGTTACCTTCAGCATTAGCATCGAAAGTACCGTTGAAGTTGAATCTCTTAAGTGCAGATTCTTTGGGGAAATCATTAGGGATACGAGAAGGAACAGGAGCATTACAAGGATCTAATACTGAGGCCATGTAGTTGGCGACAGCTTCACTTTGACCGCTTCCACGAACAAGAGAACCACCAGGTCTGAAAGTCGTCTGGCCAACTCTCTTATCAGCTGCAGCGCGGTTTTGTGCTTTAACTTTGACTCTTCTGGCGAGCTGATTGACTTGACTTCTAAGCTGGTTGTTCTGTCTATTAAGGGAAGTTCTAAGCTTTGTGACAGACTTCTTGGTCTGACGCGCTTGATTATTGTTTCCATTGTTGGGAATTCTTTTTACCATATTGTTAAACAAGATTATTTCTTTGTTTTCTAGCTGTATACGGAGCTAGCCTATTAGATATATGTAGGTTAATAACCTACTTCTGTCATTAATTTATACAGATGAGGATACAATAACTGAGTGTCACCTCGACTATTATCCAATATCTTAAGATCTCTACTATCAGGATGCATGACCATATAAGTTGGATTATATTCGTGGTGGCCGTCAGTGACTGACTTATATTCATTTAATATATATTTACAATTAGCTTCTACATGTCCGAACTTCTTATCTATTAACATTTTGTACATTGGCCAACTGGCATAGGAAGCTAGAAGTTGGGCTTTAATTCCAGCCATTAATTGATCTTCTGTCAAATTTACACCTATCTTAGCTGAGACATCTCCTGTTGCTACTATTCTACGACACTGTCTAGTAGAAACGGCTTCATATTTAGTTACGAAACCTGTCTTTGAGAGAAAATCTATATGAGTATAACCAGCTTCTGAAAATTTGGGGAAATAATTTAAATCGCCGCATAGCTGTCCATAACCGTGACTCACACCTTCTTCAAAAGCATAGTACTTGCGCATAGCATTTCCATAAGCTTCGCTTATTAAAGATTCTATCATTAAATAGGTATCATCTCCTGACTGTTTCGGGCAAAAAGTAGGCTTCTCTCCGTCTACAGAACCTTTGGCTATAGCTCCACAATCCAATCCTATCTTTAATTGGAGTAATAGAATACGTAAGGTATTAAACAACGTAGTTCTAGTAGGATGGCCGGAGAATGTTGTCTGTATTAACTTACCTGAGAAGATCTTGAACCTATTCTTTCCTAATAATGTAAAACCTTGCAAGTAATTTGGCATATATAATGTTACTTGGCATTTGGTTGCACTAGCTTTCTTAACTATTTCCTGGGTTTGGGCAACATTGAATCCTACCTTAGCACAAATTATAGGGAAGAATCTCCTGATGAACATGTTGTCTACGCTCTCGATAAAGTCTGCGTGTTGATGGGCATCATGATTTGATCCATCCCAACTCATACCTTGAGGATCTATTAGTCCT